AATTTAATTCAGCGTTAGGCCAAGTGTTCGCAAAACTTGACACCATTCGAGATCTTGTAAGCCAGAAAGCAGACCGGCGATGAAAGAGAACTATCCACAGGCGCTAAAGCAGGTTCTCAAATATGAGGGCGGCTACGTTGACCATCCAAAAGATCCAGGCGGCCCGACGAATAAGGGCGTTACGCAAGCGGTCTATGACAGTTGGCGTAAATCACAGAATCTCCCAACGCAGAGCGTGCGCGCTATTGCTGATTCGGAAGTTGCGGCGATTTACAAGAACCTCTATTGGGATCGTGTTTCTGGAGATAATTTGCCCGACGGCGTTGATTTTGCTGTGTTCGATTATGCTGTGAATAGCGGAGTCAGCCGCGCAGCTAAGACGCTTCAGGCTGTTGTCGGCGTTACGCAGGACGGTCAGATCGGCCCTGCAACAATCCAAGCCACCAAAACCTTTGTCGCTATGGCCGTCACGAACAAGCGGCTGGCGTTCATGCAGTCCTTGTCGATCTGGTCTACGTTTGGCAAAGGTTGGTCTGCGCGTATCGCTGACGTTAAAGCGCAGATACTCTCGCTTGTTGGATAGAATTGTATATATCGTCGCGGTTGCCGCTTCGATTTCATACGGTGCAAAACTAGCATTTATGCTTGGCATTTATTTTAGGAGGACACTCGAATGATTAAGAATTGGAAAACCACGATCCCTGGCGTCATTACTCTTATCGGCGTCCTCTTCAACGCTTGGCAAACCAAAACGCTCGACTGGTCTTCGCTTCAGGCTGCGCTCGTCGCTATCGGCCTTATCGGCGCTAAAGATTTTAACGTCACTGGCGGCGCATGACGACTGCCATTCTCGTTGGTTTATTCTTAGTCGTTCTTTATGCAGCGGTTAAAATGTTAATCGCCGACGCTTATGATCGCGGGCGGCGCGAGGAAGTCTTACGCCGTGCAGACTTGCAAGCTAAACTGAAAGAAATACAGACTAATGTTGTCATGGCCCCAAAAACCGTGGACGATACTATTTCTGATCTTGACAACGGCACTTTCTAGTTGCCAGTCAACGAGCGGCGGGTCTTGCCCGCCACTCGCTCAGTATTCACTCGCTCAACAGCGCGCTGTCGCCAGTGAGCTTCGGCGGCTCAGAGGAACCCCAACGGGTCAGTTTATCGTCGATTACGGCAAGCTCAGGGCGGCGTGTCGGCTTTAACTCTTCTCTCTTAGCGGGTTTTAAATCCGCGCGCTTTTTGTATCCGATGTTAGCGCCAGTCGCGGCCTTCTGATTTGCATAATCATTAGCAAACATCGCCGCAAATGCTTCATAGTTCATCGCGTCAAGGCGGCTGTCGATATGCGTCGGGCTGCTAAACGCGCGAGCGTTCTTAACGCAGACCATGATAATCGCTACCTCAAAGGGGTGAATATCGCGGCCCAAACGCAGAGATGCCAGATCAGCAATAAGCTGAAAATTATCTTCAATTCCACCGTAATCAGCCCCTCGCTCGCCGATTATTTCGCTTGCTTGTTGTAGTAGATCGTGCGGATTCATCAATTTCCCCTAATAGTTCGGCTCGCTCACGCAACATCCGCAGCGTCGTGTAACGCTGATGCAAACGTATAATGACCGTAGACCGCCGAGCGTTCTTGCGCTCGTCACCCAAGAGATCCAATACCTCTTGTTCCGTATAGTCCGTTAGGACTTCGTTCAATTCACGCCAGTTCATTTAAAGCTAACTCCGCTAACGAACGCTTGTCATGCAGACTTGCGTAGATGCGCTCGTCAATAGTCTTATTACAGATCAGAACATAACACCACACTTCTTTTGTCTGCCCGCTACGGTGCAGTCGTCCGATGGTCTGTTCGTAAAGCTCAAGCGACCACGGCAACGATAAGAAGATGATCTTGTTGCCGCCAAACTGTAAGTTCAGCCCGTGACCTGCGCTCTTTGGATGCAGGGCCAAAAGCTCCAGTTCACCTTTGTTCCACTTGTCAACTACATTCTCGTCGTCCATAGTAGAGAGTTGTGGATATTGTCGTTTTAATTCTGCTAGTTCTTCTTTATAATTGTAGACAATAATTGTGTTGGCGTGTTGGTTTTCTTCTAGCACTTCTCTTAATAGATCAAACTTATGCGAAGCTAACCACTCCGCGCCGTTAGCGCCGTAAATAAAGCCGCCCGCGAGCTGTTGTAATTTCTGAGTGACAACAGCCGCTGTCGGCGCTGTGATGGTTTGTCCTAACTCAAGGACAAAATCCTTTTTCATCTTATTGTATGGCGCTAGATCCATGTCGCAGCGCAACTCGACGACGTTGAGCGGCGGCAGCTTGTCCTTATATTCGCCAGCCTCTAACACATACGTCGCTGGTTTGATCGCGGTCATTACGTGGTTGAGCGCGCCAGGCAGCGGCTCCCATTGCTGATACTCGCGGTTGATGCAGTAGAAGTATTGTTGTAAAAACGCGCCCTTGCTGCGGCCTAATAGCTTCTGGTCAATGACCTTGCACTGGCCGAACACGTCTTCAAGACCGTTAGACGTAAACGATCCGGTCAAGCCCCAGCGTATGTGGAACTTGTCAAGTATTTTCAGTAAGTATTTAAAGCGTTTTCCACTAGGATTCTTTAGTCGCGTAAGCTCATCAAAAACCACACCGTCAAAACCAGTGGGATCAATGCTAGGTATATTGTCATAGTTCGTCACCACAATGTCAGCGTCGGAATCAAAAGCGGCTTTGCGCTGCGCTGGCGTCCCAACGGCTATGCTTATGTCAAACTCAGGACACCACTTTTGACCCTCTTGCTTCCAAACATCAGTGCAAACTCGTTTGGGTGCAAGCACTAACCATCGGCCAACATGGCCGTTTGCTAACATTTCTGTCATTGCGGTTAACGTAATTGCAGTCTTACCAGCGCCAACGGGCGCTAGGATCATGGCTCTGTCTTTACAAAAGAGGAAGTCTGCGGCTTCATGTTGATACGGTCGTAAGTCCATCTATCTACCTGTTCACGATTCCAGAGGCACGCATAACGCTGATTCAACTTTTTCATGTCTTCGGCAAATATCTTTTGCAACGCCGATAGCTTGCCGCCATCTTGTTTTAACTCTACAAACCATGTTTCGCCGTTTGGTAAACAGACAATTCTGTCAGAAACGCCACGATTGGACAGGCTGTTAAATTTAAGCGCGACACCGTTAAGTGATTGAACGGACTTTACAAAGTAGCGTTCGATGTCTTTTTCCAAATCAGTCATAAAAAACTTATTGACACATCTGTAATAAATTGTCTAGTATGCAAATCACGAAAGGTAGTCTACAATGCACTCGGATATAGTCGGCGGTTCCACAGCGAAGCGCGTAATGAACTGCCCTGGCTCTGTAAAGCTCGCGCAATCCGTTCCCCCAAGACCTACATCAAAATATGCAGAGGAAGGATCACTCTTACATGATGCGATACACAAGATCTTATCTCACGGTGCATCTGTTGATGACTTTGGCCTTGGCGATGATCTCATTGAGCGTAAACTACGCCCTGCCCTTGATGCACTAAATGAGATTGATCCTAATTCACAGATGGAGTTTCAGACTGAGATCTCCGTCTCCTTTGGAGGGTATCTAGCTGGCGTATTCGGATCATGTGACCTCATTGGTCGTATTGGCAATCGTGCAGTTGTTCTCGATTGGAAGTTTGGTGATGGGGTGGCGGTGGATGCTGTCGAGAACCATCAGCTTTTGTTTTATGCCGCTGCGGCTATGCGGACTGACGAAGCCCGTTGGGCGTTTGAGGGCGTCACTGAAATAGAGTGCATCATTGTCCAGCCGCCATATGTAAAGCGTTGGACTACTACGCCAGGTCGCGTCAAAGCGTTTGAGCGTGAGCTTTACGACGCCGTTACAACAGCGTTGCGTCCTAACGCGCCTGTAAAGATTGGCGATCATTGCAAGTGGTGTCCAGCCAAGCCAATATGCCCTGCAATGACGGGTGAGACTGAGCGCGCGTTACGGATACAACTGAACAGCATATCGCCAGAGGGCTACAGTAATGCGCTTGTTATCGCAGATCGCCTTGAAGACTGGATCAAATCTGTGCGTGAGATGGCGCAACAGGCGCTTGAGAACGACATTGCCATCCCAGGATTTAAACTTGTGCCAAAGCGCGCCACACGTCAGTGGGTCAACGACGAAGGCGCACTGGAAGCTCTTAAAGAAATGGGACTTGAGCTTGATGAATTAACAGAGACGAAGTTGAGATCGCCAGCGCAACTAGAGAAGGTGTTGAAGAAACACAAGCTAGAGTTGCCAAAAGATCACGTCGTTGCTGTTTCAACGGGTAACACGATTGCGCCGGAGTCAGATCCGCGCCCAGCCGTGTTGCAACTCGGTAAGCACATCCGTGCTGCCACACTTAAACTACAGGTGAAGTAATGTCTGATATAGTAAAGTTCAATGTTGAACATAACGTAATAGCTAATCTTTCACAGGTGTTGCGTTCGGTGAAAACCGACTTTGCGCCTTTGAACTCAGCAATTATCAAGATGGACAAGACCGGCCACTGGGTTGTCGGCGCTGACCAGACTGAAATTGAGAAGACTAGCATATGGGCGGTCAATCCTTTCTCTTTTGTTCACGGCTTTATTGCTTGGGGCCAAGGCGAAGTATTGGCTGAGAAGATGTATCCGATAAATGTCGATCTTGATTCGGTAGACCTTGGGCCACCTCCTAGTGGCGCTGCGCGTGGTTGGGAGAACCAACTGGGCATGGCTGTGAAATGTGTGCAAGGCTCTGATGAAGAGTTAAACGCGCGTTTCTCAACAACGTCAGTTGGTGGTAAGCGCGCCTTAACAGCGCTTATGCACCAAGTAGCGGATAAGTCTGACTCAGCTCCTGAAGAGATTGTGCCGCTAGTAGAACTTGGTAGTGAATACTACGCACATAAGGTTTATGGGCGTGTTTACACTCCTGTATTCAAGATCGTCAAATGGATCGGCTTAGACGGCAGCGACGGTGAAGACGTTATGCCTGAACAGGCAAGCACGGTGCGTCGCCGCCGTAGCTAATACCCTTCCTAGTAATACCGTCTAGGTTGGGTGATGGGGCGGCGTTCGCGTGACACCGTGCCGTCCCATCATTTTCTAACAGAAAGATAAGAAGATGACCGAACGTAAAGTTTGGAATGATGCAACACGTCTAACGTCCAAAGAACAAGAGGTCTATAAACTCTTTCAAAAGGGCTTTAGAGTTAAAGACATCGCTGTGATTCTTAGCATTACGCCAAGCGCAGCGCGGACAAGACTAGCTCTAGCAAAGGATAAGGTGCGCTGTGGCGGATAAACTTTTCATACCGGCCTACTGGCCGTTCTTTAAATCGGGTGAACTGCGTCGCTTTGATTATACCGCGCCGGATACGCCATCGTTCACGTCTGTCTTTAGCTACGACAAAGGCAGCGACTCTATGTTGTATAACAACTACGACAGCGCTGGCACATGGTTGAACAAATGGTTCTACCGTTACAATCCTGGCTTCGGCGTCGCTGAATGGCGCGACGACTATCCGAACAATAAGAAGGTTGTTCTCAACCCGCCGATAGGCTGGGGCGAGTTTCAGGAAGTTGGATCTGATTATATTGACTATCCTAAGTTTGATTTCTTTAAATGCTGGCCGCCCGCCGCAAGCAATGGTGTGCAGATC